TTATTATTTCCCCAAAAACATTGGATATATTTTCTGCCCATTTAGTAAATGTTCCGTCTTCTTGAAGCCTTACTAAAGTATTAGCAAATGGAATAATAACCTTATCTCTAAGAATTTGAAATGGCGAATTTTCCACTATATCTCCAAATTCATTTACTCCAGCTAATGTTGAAAGCATTGACTTCATAGCTCCTGATATAGTTGAAAGTCCTCCCTTAAATGTTTTGGCTTGTTTTTCCATTGCTCCACCAAAACGAGAGTCCATCATTTCAAACAAGGTCTTATTAAATAGCTCCATATCTTTAATTTGTCCTTTATTATTAAAGATTTCTAAACCTTTATTTTTTCCAAAGTCAGCTATCATATTTTTAGTTATTCCAAATTCTTTTAATCTTTCAAGCTCTCCAGTTCTTGCATCAGCAACAGCTTCAATTGCCTGGTCAAAACTTTTGCCCATTCCTGAAGCCATGTCCCCAATCATTTCTAAATAGGTCCTATTAGTAGTCTTTAAAATCCTATCTCCTTCAATCCCATAAGATTGAAGTTTAGTCATTCCTCCAACTACCTCTTCTGTTTCAAATGGTGTTTTATTAGCAAATCTATTTGCCCAAGCTAATTTTTTCCTTGCCATGTTAGGATCTTTCAAAACAGTTTCAAGTGTATTTCTATACTGCTCTATATTGGCTGCTCCTTCAATAGCAGTTTTTATTGTGAATCCTGCTGCCAATGCTCCAGCAATTCTTTTTATTATTCCAAAAAATGTGTTAGCTTTCTGTTGACTAGCTTCAAATTGCCGTTGAGCATAATTTCCAAATCGTCCAATTCTATTTCTTAGACCATTAAATCCACTTCTTAATTTTGAAATAACAGGAAAATTAGCTATAATTTTTGCTTTTAAAGTATTAAAAGTTGATTTAATTTTATTTTTAAAATTAACTATACTTTGTTTTACTGAGCTAATCTTATTCTTTAAGCTACTGAATGCTGAACTAATAGAATTTTTAGTATTATTCATACTATTTTTTAAAGCATCAATCTGTGCATCAATTTTTTTTAAAGAATCAAGCCCATCTCCAATTACTTTAAAAGCTAATGTTAATTGCTCAAGCATAGCTAACTTTCCTCCTTTCTAATTTTTATTTTTTCTTTTTACATAATTAGCCCAAGCTAATTGTAAAAGCATATACTCCTCATAACACAGTTCACTAACAGATTTATTAAAATATGAAATTTTAGATTCAAAACAAATATCAAACCTTCCTTGTTTAATTTCCCTTAATTTCTCCAAAGTTTTTAATGAATAAAAAGGGAGTTTGTTGAAATTCTGTAATAATTGTTATAATTGTTTCTAACGCTTCCTGATCCATATTAAAATATTCTATGTCTTTTGCTTCTATTGGATAAGCTATAAAAGTTTTTAATGCCTCTTTTGACATTACCATTTCATCTTTTTTATTTAGAAATTTAAGGAATGTATCAGTTGATACTCTTTCAATTCTAAAAGATCTATCCATTGTTTTAAAATCTTTTCCTGTCATCATTAAATCAAATTCTAAAGCTCCTAAATGTTCAGTTTTAAAGATTATATTTGAAATATTTTTATTTTCTATTTTTTCTAAAAATTCTTTATTTTTTAATTCCTTTTTTTCTTCCTTAGTCATTTTATTTTCCATTAGTTTATTACCTCACTTACTCCCACACATACAAGTTTAAATTCTCTTGAATCAGATTCTCCATCATTTGCCAACTCACTTTTATTTACTGCAATTTCTTTTATCGTTACTCCTCTACTGTACTTTGGAATTGAACTATCTTTAAAATATCCTGAACCAGTTATTACATTTTCTGAAGCATTTAAAAGTATCTTTTCATCTTCTGTACCTGTTGCAACTGTAATTGTTATTTCAATGTTTGGATCTGGACTATATAAGATCCTTCTTTCTCCATAAATACTTTTATCTGATTGTTTATATCTATCTTCAGGAGCTCCAACACTCAAACTTCTAAAATTTTTAAAAGTATATCCATTGAAAATAAAAATTTTTTTACTTAAGTCAACCATTATTCATTACCTCCAATATCCTTATTAGTTTTCATTAATGTTAAATCAATGAAATAAGCCCAGTTTCTAAGTCTGAAAAGCACTCTTGGTCTTACAAGTCTTAGTCCTCTTTCTGTTGCAGTCTGATTAACTGGAAAAACAGTATATTGATATTTACCATTTAATTTTGCAAGTAAATTATTAGCTCCCATTTCTTCCATAACATTGTTTAATGTTTCTTCTAAAAAGGCATATCCTTCCTCATCTTGTGTGAAACCTTTTTTAATCATTGCCTTTTCTAAATTTTCATTTAGATTTACAATAATACAATCAATAGCAGTTGTATCATCTAAATAAGTTCCATCTGTTGCTTTTCCACCATTAGCTGTGATATAGCCCTCTGATGTTCTTTTTTCTACAAATGTAATATTATTTTTTGTAAGTTCAGGCTTTTTAGCTAGTTCAGTATCAGCTGTTACTCCTTGTAGTTCTATCATTGAACTTCTATATCCTGCCCCTTTTGTTACAACTACACCAGCATAAGCTGCTGCTTTATATTCTTTCTCTGCTTCATCTCTTTTTAAATTCCAAATAGGAACTATTCTATCAGATTTTAAAGTATCTGGAATTGGATATGCCTTTACTTCTGTTATATAAATCTTTCTGTTTTCTGTTAAGAATGAACTTACTGCTTTCATAGTTTCAACACTATCAAAAGTTGTTAAAAGTGCATACCATTCTTTATCTAAATTTTCATTTAATGCTTCTTTCAATTTATCTTCAATTTTTTCTTGTCCAGTTACAGTAACTCCAACTATTCCAAAAAAGTCAGGTTTTAATATATTCCCCTCTCCATCTCTTTGTCCTAAAAACTTCTCCACTAATTTATATACTTTTGAATTATTTCCAAAATCATTAGCAACATCTTTAGAGTTCGTATAATATTTAAAATCTGAATTCTTATCATTTGTAACTATAAGAGTTTTATTAAGTGCTGCTATTGTTAAATTCAATTCTTGTTCTAATGTTATTTTCACTGGTACTCTATATACTCCCATTATTCTTTCCTCCTTGCTATTCTGCTTTTACGCTTTTCATTAACTAATAATTCTATCTCTTTTATTAGTTCAAGTTCTCTTTCTTTTGTTATCTTCATATATTCAAAAACTATGTCAAAACTACAACGATATTCGTATTTAGCATTAATTAATTCATTTAATGATTTTATTTCACTACTTTTTACAATTCCAGCTTCTATCCTTCCAATTTCTCTTCTTGCATTAAAAAGGATTAACTCTCTTAGTATTGTTGCATTTTCTAAAGCCTCTTCTTGTTTTTCTGAATATACATCAAATTGAAGTCTTGCCATTATTCTATATTCTGTTGTTTCAAGGTATTTTTCATTTTTTTTTATATATTCTCTTTCTGTATATCCTCTAAAATCAGCACTGTTTATGCTTAACACTTGATATGTTGCATAAGGCTTTTTAGGAGGCTTTTTATCTGTAAAAGCTGGTATAATTTGGATATTACTCATTTTATTAAGAAGTTCAATTATAAGGTTAATCATCTTTTGTACTCCTTTTCAAAATATAGCTTTTTATATCAGCTATATAATCAAAGTCAGTTATTTCAATTATTTTAAATTCTTCTTCTTTTAAAATAGCAATATCTCCTTCTTTTAGCTTCTCTTTTGTAAATAACTCCATATCTTTAAGAGTTATTTCGCCTTGTGGATAATATTTCAAAGTATCAGATGAAACAGGCATATACACACCTTTTATAATCTTTTCTTTTTCTTCATCAGTTATATATTTTCCTTTTTCCCATCTTCCTTCAGCTTTTGAAATAACTTTTATATTTGTTATGTGCTTACTTAATAAAATAACTTTATCCATTTTACACATCCTTAAAATCCGACAAATATTCTATAGTCCCATTCTTATTTACAATTTGATAACGGATTGATTTTATTAAAAATCTATTGTCAATAAGTGGCTTTGTGTTATTAGCTTGTCCATTTTTAGTTTTTATTTTTAAAGTCTTTGGATCATTAGGAACTGCCCAGGTCTCAGCTGTGGCAATACTTTGAATAATTAATCCTCTTATAGTTTCTCCTATCTCCATAAGTGCTTCTTTTCCACTTTTCTCTCCTTTTATAACTTTCATAGATGCTGTTTGAATTAAGTTTGAAATTATTGCTCTATTATTATCAAAAGTATTTCTCATAAATGGACGAGCAGGCATACTAGGAGTCCCATATTCATTGTATATAGCATATTCAAGAATAGTTGTTTTTTTATTTTCTCCAGTTAAACTTTTATCAATAGCCAATATCCCTATTTCTACTTGTCTAGTTGCTAAATATTCAATTTCTTTTAATGCTTTTACTATCATATTTCTACAACTCCAAACAAATCTCTAACTCCTCTTATGAAGTTATCAGATTGTTCTATTTTACTAAGAAAAGTATAGTTTATTCCTCTTATTCCATAACTCTTTAATCCCTCAGCATTTGAAAGTTCTTCTTTTATAGTTGAGCAAATAAACATTAACATATTTTCAGGTAATTCATCATAGCCAGCTATGTATTCAATTTCCACATAAGAATCTGTTGTTATAATTTCATCAAATATTACTTTTCTATTTACATAACTGAAAGGGAGTTTTTTACACCCTCTTTTAGCGTTCAATACCCTTTCAATTTTCTTTCTAGGTAAGAATACATAGTTTTTATTAAGTCCACTAACTAAACTCGTTATTTGCCCTTTTAGGAGTTCGTAGCCTAATATTCCCTCTATCTTTTTTATTATTGCATTAATATAAAAATTTAAAAGTTTTTCATCTTCAATATTAGTGAGTATTTTAGCAATTTCTAAGTCATATTTTATTCCCATACTATCTCCTTGCTATAAGTTTAAGAGAGAATAAACTCTCTTAAATTATGCTTTTTTCTTCAATTTTAAAATGTTTTCAGGTAATTGAACTCCTAAGCCCACACCTTTTTCCATATAATATTTTGTGTATCCCTTAGAAGTTACTTTATCTTCTAATCTCATTGTCATAGCATTATTTTGGATTCCTACCACTGCTGTACTTAAATCAGCAAATACTCCAACTAATTCATTAGCTGTTGCTGTAGCTATTCCTTTTAACCCAGCATTTTTTGAAGTGATTAACACAACTGGTCTAGTCATTAAAGTTCTTGTATTTCCATTATTTAAGTCAGTGATATAAAAATCTTTTTGTTTATTTTTTAATTTTGCTATACTTGCCCAAGTTTCAGGAGTTATATACCATTTAGCATTTCTTGCAACTTCTTCATCTAGTGCATAATAAGCATCTATCAATGAATCTACAAATTTTGTATCATCAGTTGTATCAATTTCAATTTCCTTTGTTACATTTGCATCTTGTAAAATTCCTGTAGGCATATTTGTTCCTGAACCATTAAATAAGGCATCAGCTAACTTTAGAGATAAAGCATATTCAACTCTTTTAATTAAAAAATTAGCATAAGCTATAAAATTTGTAGCTAATAACTTATTAGTTACCTTTGGCATTGCATACAATGAATGTAATGCTATAACTACATGATCAATCTTAGATACAGAAGTTTCATCTCTTGTTCCTTCTTCTCCAATCCAACCAGCTTCAGGGAGACCTGCAACTTCTCTTGGAATAGTTAAACTTCCATCTGTTATTGGAATAAATTTTATATCTCCAAGTGCTGAATTTTGTTCAACCAATCTTTCAAGAATGGTGTTTACATATTGTGTTTTAATAGCTTTTTCTGTATTAGTTGTATTAGCTGGATCTGCTGCAAATTTTAACTCTGTTGTTGAATTAAAAACAGTTTCTGTTGCTTTCCCATTTTTTCCAACTTCTTGAATCATTGCACTAAATTGTTCAGCAACTGTAACTTCTACTGGACTTGCTTTAAAATCCGCTTTTAAGCTCTTTATAACTTCATTAAATTCTGCCATTTGCTTTTCAATTTCAGCTTTAAATTCTCCATTTAATTCAGTTTTAATTTCTTCAAATTTTGAATTAATTTCATTAAATTTAACAGGTAAATTTTTAATTTCTTCAGGTGTTCCTGCCTCTAATAATTCAGTTTTAAAGTTTGCTAATAATTCAGCCATTAATAATTTTAATTGTTCCTTATCCATTTGTCCTATTCCTCCATTTTCTCCATTAAATACTCTTGTTACTTTACTACCTTTTACAGCACCCTTGGGTGTTAAACTCCCCTCATGAGCTTCAAACTTATTTATATCTATATAATATTTACCATTTTCACTATATTCTTTATAATCTACAATGTTCCCACCCACTGACATTTCAAAAGGTAGCTTCATTTCTTTCATAAGCGAGTATAACTTCACAGCTTCAGGATTTATATAATTTCCATTATCATCTTTTGATAAATGAAACTCTCCCACAACTTCAAATCCCTTCTCTGTTTCTTCTCCTACTAATTTCCCAACTGGTAATAATTCACCATAATGATTGTATAAAAGGAGTAAAGTCTTCCCATTATTTCCTTGCATACTTCCTTTTTTAAATCTATAAATACCCTTTGCAAGACTGTCATTTTGCATATTTACAAGGATTCCTGTAAATCTTCCTAGTGTTTCTTCTTCTTTAAACTTTTCAATTTCACAAGTAAAATTTAAAGTTTCATCAGAAAAATTGACCTTTCTTTTTATTTTTTTCTTTGACATGCCTACTCCTTTTATCTAAAAATAATTAAACAACTGCATCTAACAACTTCCGAAACTGGCAAACTATCCTGATGTGGATATTCAGCCTCTATACCATCTTTTAAAGTCCATTTATAATCTATACTTACCCATTTATTGCTTATAGCTTTATGATGTGGTCTATATGTCTTTTTTCCTCCAATATGTATCCAGCATTTTTCTTTCATCACATTCTTGGCAGTTTCATAACTTGTTGTATTAATGCTCTTACTTGTTTCAGTTCTTGCTATTGTACTGGCTCTTTGTTCTGTCATTCCATTAATATTCTTTACCAGTTCTTTAACCATTTCATTATGTGATAAGCCTTCTTCTTGCCCTGTTGTGATTATCTTATTTAAAATATTTTTTGTTGTTGCTGTCATTTTAGTTGCTTGTTTACCAGCATTTTTTATATTCCAATCTTTTAAAAAATAATCTCTAATACCTTTTATAGTTTTAGATTTTATTGTTTTCTTGTAGATGTTTTGAAAGCCTTTAAAAGTCTCCTCGAATGTATATAAGTAAACTACTTCAAGTCCCTTTTTAAATTTCTTCAAAAGCCATTCATAGTCAATATTTATAATCATTTTTACATCATATTTTTTTGAATTATCTTCAATTATTTTGTCTCTTAATTCTATAAATATCTTTTCTATAATTTTCTTATTTCTTGCACTTAGTCGCCTTTCTAGTGCTTTAATTGCTTTTATCTTTTGAACTTCCTTTTTCATACATCTTCTT